GCGAGGGTAAACCAGACTCTATGGATAAAGGCAATGATGGTATGAAAAAGGTTGCAAAACCTCTCGCTGCTGGATTTGAAGCAGACGGAGAAGAAGAACTTTCAGAAATGGAAAAAATGGACATGGACATGAAGAAAATGACTAAATCCGAAATGCAAGACAATATGATTAATGCTATGAAGAAAATGAAAAAAGGCGAAATGGAATCTATGTATGCTTCATATATGAAGGATAATATGGACAAAGAAGAAACAGCAGAAGAAAAAGTTAAAAAAGAATCTGTTGAGAATCGTTTGAAAACCATTGACGTATCTGAGCACGTAAATGCATTAATGAATGGTGAGGGTGACCTTTCCGAAGAATTTAAGAGAAAAGCTGCAACTGTGTTTGAAGCTGCTGTTAAATCTAAAGTTCGTTCTGAAGTTGAAAGAATGGAAGACGAATATAAATCTGAACTGGAAGAAAATATAAACGCAACAAAGGAAGGATTAACTGAAAAGGTTGATACTTACTTAAACTATGTTGTTGAAGAATGGATGAAAGAGAACGAGTTGGCTATCGAAAGAGGCTTGAAAGGCGAAATCGCTGAAGACTTTATCTCTGGTTTAAAACAATTGTTTGAAGACCACTATGTTGATGTTCCAGATGAAAAATATGATGTGCTAGAAGCACAATCTGAAAAAATTTCAGAACTAGAAGGCAGAATTAATGAGATGATGGAAGAGCAAATCCAAACTAAGTCTGTTAATGCTACTCTAGTTAAGGAACAGGTAATGTCAGAAACTACTTCAGACCTTGCCGAAACAGAGATTGAAAAGTTTAAGTCATTAATCGAAGATGTTGATTTTACAAGTGAAGAATCATATCGTGAGAAACTAGGTACTTTAAAGGAAAGTTATTTCCCAAAGAGTAATCCAGTTATGACTGAAGCAATTGATGATGTAGAAACTGGTATCGCACAGGACATTGACACTTCTGACTCAATGGCAGCATATATGTCCGCTATTGGTCGAACAGTTAATAGTGCAAAATAACAATTTTATAAATAGTAGAAAATAAAAAGGAGAAACAAATGTTTCAAACAGAACATCTACAAGAAAAGTGGTCGCCAGTCCTTCAACACCCTGATTTACCAGAAATCAAGGATAGTTACAGGCGTGCCGTTACTACAATAATCTTAGAAAACCAAGAAAAGGCTCTAAGAGAAGACAAAAATTTCTTAAATGAAACCGCTCCAACATCATTTGTTGGTGGTAATGGTGCATTAGACACATGGGATCCAATTTTGATCTCACTAGTAAGACGTTCTATGCCTAACCTTATCGCATATGACATTTGTGGTGTACAACCTATGACTGGCCCAACAGGTCTTATCTTTGCAATGAGAGCAAGATTTGCATCTATGGATGGTGCTGAAGCACTTGCAGACGAGGCAATGCCTGGTAATGCAAATGCATCTAACCAAAACGCAGCTGGTACAATCGGTGGTGGTGACGTTGGTGCAACAGAAACTAATCCTGCTGTATTAAACGACAGTCCTGCTGGAACTTATACTAGTGCAACTGGTATGACAACAGTACAAGGTGAGGCATTAGGTGACTCTGGAGCAAATGCTTTCGGTGAGATGGCGTTCAGTATCGAGAAACATACTGTTACTGCTGTAACTCGTGCATTAAAAGCTGAGTACACAATGGAACTTGCACAAGACTTAAAAGCAATACATGGTCTTGATGCTGAAACAGAACTTGCAAATATTTTATCTGCTGAAATTCTTGCAGAGATAAACAGAGAAGTTGTAAGAAACATTTATGTTTCTGCTGTAAAAGGCGCATCTGCTAACACAACTACTGCTGGTATCTTTGACTTAGACACAGACTCAAATGGTCGTTGGTCAGTTGAGAAATTCAAAGGTTTAATGTTCGCAATCGAGAGAGATGCAAACGCTATTGGTCAACAGACTCGTAGAGGAAAAGGTAATATGATACTATGTTCAGCTGACGTTGCTTCTGCACTTCAGATGGCTGGTGTTCTTGATTACACTCCTGCTCTTAACAACAACTTGAATGTTGATGATACTTCAACAACATTTGCTGGTGTTATGAATGGTAGATACAAAGTATATGTAGACCCATATTCTGCTAACGTATCTGCATCACAATACTACGTTGTAGGATATAAGGGAACTTCTCCATATGACGCTGGAATGTTTTATTGCCCGTATGTACCATTACAAATGGTTCGTGCTGTTGGTGAGAACTCATTTCAACCAAAAATCGGTTTTAAGACAAGATATGGTATCGCTGCAAACCCATTCCATACTGGAACAGTTGCTGCTGCAGCTGATGGTGCGATTTCTATCTCATCTGCAACAAACAAGTATTACAGAAAAGTTAAAGTTTCTAACCTTATGTAATATCGGTTTTTTAACCAACCTAAAGAGAGAGGATTTATTCCTCTCTTTTTTTTGTTATAAATAGTAGTATGACAACAGAAACCTCGCCATTAAACAGACAACCAGACAAGTTAGACTATAGTAGTCCAACCCAGTTTAGGTTTATGATTAACCAGTTACCAAAGGTGCAGTTCTTTACGACTGCAGCTAATATTCCAGATATATCTTTAGGTGAAGCAGTAATACCTACACCATACAAAGATATTCCAATCATGGGAGATAAGATTACTTTTGGTAATTTAGATGTGAGTTTTATTGTTGACGAATACTTAGAAAACTATATCACAATACATGAGTGGTTAATAGGAATAGGTTTTCCAAAAAACAGAACACAGTTTAGTGATTTCAGAAGTAATACTTCTAATAATCCATCAGCTGCAAAAACTGTTTCTACTGATACTGTAGGAAGAGCATCAGCAGATAAAGGATTGTATGCAGATGCAACTCTTTCAATTCTATCAAATAAAAATAATCCTTTGGTAGAAGTTCGTTTTTCTGATATGTTTCCAGTATCTTTAAGTGCATTGAGTTATAATCAACAAGCAACAGATGTGGAATACCTAACAGCAGAGATTAGTTTTCGATATAAATTATATGAGATAGTGACTTTATAAGTGAGATAATATGACCCTTGACGAATTGAAACTACAAGTCCAAAGAGACTTGAAAGTAGATAATGAACACCTTGATACCGAATCATTAAAAAATCAAGAAATAAAAGCAAACTACCTAGACCACAAATCTAGATACGAACTTCTTTTGTATAAAGCAAAAGGAGATTATAAACGTATGTATCGTGATAAGTGGGAATACTATGGTGGTAAAGCTGATGCAAAGATTTATGCAGCCAAACCTTTTGACCTCAAAGTTCTAAAGACAGACTTAGCAGTTTACATTTCTGCTGATGAAGAAATTATGAACGCAGAGAATAAAATTGGTTATTTAGAAACAGTCATAGATTATATCAAAGGCGTTATCAAGTCAGTTGATAATCGTGGTTGGGATATTAAAAATGCGATTGAGTGGAGAAAGTTTGAAGCTGGAGTGACATACTAATGGTAGAATATATTGACAACTTTTTAGAAGAACATATTGCACAACTGATTGATATGCAACTAAGAGAAGTATCATGGAAGTATGATTATGATTCAGTAAAGGGTGGGTCAAATAAACATTGGCATATTTTTCTTGGACATAATGTTGGAGAGATAGGAGAGTATGTACCTATTTGGAATCAGATTAGTAATAAGTTTGATTGCGAAATGGAAAGAGCTTATCTCAATGCACACACTCATGGAATAGAACCACACATTCATAGAGATGATGGAGATGTTACTTTCATCTATTATCCAAGAATGGATTGGAAAAATGAATGGGGTGGTGGAACTGTAATATACGATAATGAAATAAGTAATATTACAGACCATATAAACTATAAAGGTAATAGATTAATTAAGTTTGATGCACATTTACCACACCAAGCACAACCAGTAAGCCGTGAATGTTACCAGTTGAGAACTTGTGTTGTTTTTAAGACAAAGGTTAAATAATGAACTATTCAGTAATAAACTTTCCAAAAGATTTAATTAACGACATACTAAGAAATAAAGAAGATACCTTGACAAAAGGAAATATAAATGATAAAAGTGGGTTGACAAAAAGAAATTCTAGTGTATCATGGATAAACAATATAGATATTTGTCAAAGAGTGTTGAGTGTAATGAAAAGCAATATTGCAGAATTTTCATCATTACACATTGATAATATAGAACCACTACAATATTCTGAATATGATGCAAGTCAAGAGTATGGTTGGCATCAAGACGTAAAAAATACTTCATATGCAGATGGTAGAATAAGAAAGATGTCATTCTCTATATTTGTAAATGAAAACTTTGAGGGTGGTGAGTTTGATTTAGAGATACACGGCCCAGATGCAAAACCAAGATATATATCAGAGTGGAAACGAAGTAACGAAAACTGTATTATATTTAAATCTGATATGTGGCACAGAGTAAGACCAATAAAGTCTGGTGTAAGAAAAAGTATTGTGGGGTGGTTGTTAGGCCCTGTTACCAGATAATGAAAATATCAAAGATAAATGAGGTTTACTTAGAGTTAGAAGTAGATGAAGATGTTTCTCGTGAACTGTCTGATTACTTTACGTTTGAAGTGCCAGGCGCAAAGTTTATGCCACAATATCGTAATCGTATGTGGGATGGAAAGATAAGATTATTTTCTCCACATAATGGTAGAATATATGTAGGACTATTACCTTACATAAAAGAGTATTGTTCAAAAAATTCAATTGAATATATAATGGAAGAAGGAGTAGAAAATGACAGGAATGTTATTCGTGAGAGCGTCAGAGATTTTGCAGAATCATTACGACCCAAGAGCCGAAATAAACCTATACAGTTTCGTGACTACCAAATTGATTCAATCTGGCACGCTATACAATCAGATCGGTGTCTTCTTTTATCTCCTACTGCTTCAGGCAAGTCACTCGTAATATACACACTTGTTCGTTATTATCATTTAATGAATCTAAAGACATTGATACTTGTACCCACTACATCACTAGTTGAACAGATGTATTCTGATTTTATTGACTATGGTTGGGAAGATAAATATCTGCACAGAGTCTATGCTGGACACGATAAAGGTTCTAAAAAACCTGTAGTGATATCAACATGGCAATCTATTTACAAACTACACAGACCCTACTTTGCACAATATGGTTGCATCATAGGAGATGAAGCTCATCTATTCAAGGCAAAGTCACTTACTGATATAATGGCTAAATCAGGAGATGTGAAATACAGGTTCGGTTT